ATGCAGACAAGTCATTGCGTGCACGCCTGAGCTTCAAAATCCCTTCGAGACCTCTCAGACGACGCTCAACATGGATTGCGTTGACAAGCAGTTGCTGACAGTCGTGGATTAACAATCCCTTCGAGACCGCTCAGAGAGCACGCAATGACTTGTCTGCAAAACCGATATTGCCACGACTGGACTTCAAAATCCCTTCCATTCTCGAAACGGCCCTATCGCCGGGGGAGTGCGGGCGCAGGCGGAGACTGGACGCCTGCGGCCATCCGTCCAGGCGTGGGCAGACTGGGGCGCTGGGTATATGGGGGCAGCGGCCCTCTCCTACCACATGGTGAGGCAGCGCAGACTCGGACCCGGTCACCCGACCCTCTACGACCCAGACCTGCACCCCGACTGGGCAGAGGGGATGAGGAGGACGGGCTACACGATGGCGGAGCTGGCCGAGGCGATGCAGGTCTCGATCGAGACTCTCTACGCCTGGGCGCGAGAACACAAAGAATTCTCTGAAGCCATCAAGGAGGGCCCAGTCGAGAGCATTGGCCGCGTCCGCCGCGCCCTGTTCCGCCGGGCCCTCGGCGGCGAGACGGTGACAGACGAGACGCAGACTGGCGACGGTGGTTTCCGCTCCACGACCAGGGAGCTGGCTCCAGACGTGGCCGCTCAGAGGTTCTTCCTCATGAACGTCGACCGCAGGCACTGGACCGAGAGGAGAGAGCTGGCCGGAGACGCGGGCGCCCCGATCGGCGTAATCGTCCTACCCTCGAAGAGGGGAGATCCGTCGTGACGGGGACCGCGTGGGGCACCAGGAACGTCCTCCCCCCTCTGGGCCAGGAGGGCGTCAAGACCAGGAGGGTATCGATCGCAGAGGCGCTCGCGCTGGCTGGCTCTCCCCTCCCCGTCGTGTCGATGCCACGCTCCGTCGCCCGTTGGTTCGCCAGGATGGACGGGCGGCTCGCGCTGCTCGCGATGCGGCGCCGCGCAGAGATAGAGGGGGTGCAGGCGCCGTCGTGGACGACGGTGTTCGCGTAGAGCAAACGTCGACGCACCGCCCGCTGGTTTCTGAGACTAGTCGCTCTTCTGCTCTTGCCTCGCCGTAACGCCCCGACGGCTCCCACTCTCAGAACGCCTCATATACTACGGCGGGTGCACACTGCATATGCCCTCTGGTGCTCGGGTCTGCTCAGACGCCGCGGTGCGAATCGAGCCGCAGCCCGGGCCTCAGACTGAGTTTCTTCGCTCCGCCGCCGACATTACCATCTACGGGGGCGCCGCTGGGGGAGGCAAGACGTTCGGCCTCCTGCTGGAGCCCCTCTACGGCGTTGGCACGCCCGGCTTCGGGTCCGTCATCTTCAGACGGACCTACCCAGAGATCACGGCGGAGGGCTCCCTGTGGGACACGTCGTTCCTGATCTACCCGATCTGCGGGGCGACCGCCAAGGAGACCGACCTGTCGTGGTCGTTCCCGCCGCACGGAGACACAGTCTCGTTCGCGCACGCCGAGCACGAGAAGGACGTCTACAAGTACCAGGGGTCGCAGATCTGCATGATCGGCTTCGACCAGGTGGAGTCGTTCACCGAGTTCCAGTTCTTCTATCTCCTGAGCCGCAACAGGTCAGTCTGCGGCATTCGCCCCTGCGTCAGGGCGACGTGCAACCCCGACCCCGACTCGTGGGTCCACGGCTTCATCTCGTGGTGGCTCGACGCGGAGGGTCGCTTCCCAGACATAAGCAAGTCTGGCGCGATACGCTGGTTCGTCCGAGACGGCGATGACTTCGTCTGGGGCGGCACGAGGGCCGAGCTCCTCGAGACGCACCCCGGGCGCGACCCCAAGTCGGTCTCCTTCATCCCAGCCAGTCTGGTCGACAACCCAGCCCTCGAGACGGTCGACCCGGGCTATAGGGGGCGGCTGGACGCGATGCCCCTGGTGGACAGGGCCCGCCTGCTCTACGGGGACTGGAGCATACGCGTAGCCGCTGGCAACATGTTTCGTCGTGAGTGGTTCGCCGTGGTCGAGGGCGTGCCGTCTGGGATGCGCACCACGAGGTGCTGGGACCTCGCCGCGACGGAGCCGTCCTCCTCGAACCGCGACCCCGACTACACGGTCGGCCTCCTCTACGGGGCGCACGAGGGCCTCTTCTACGCGCTCGACGTCGTCCGCGTTAGGGCGAACCCGGGCAACGTAGAGGGCGTCGTCAAGCACACGGCGACGGTGGACGGCTACGGCGTGGAGATTGGGTTCGAGCAGGAGGGGGGCAGCGCGGGCAAGGGCGTCATCGAGCACTACGCCCGAGACGTGCTGCCAGGATACGTCGTCTTCGGGGAGCGCCCGACTGGGGACAAGGCCACCAGGGCGATGCTGCCCTCTGCGGCGGCCCAGCACGGGCTCATCCGCCTCGTCAGGGGCGCGTGGAATCACTCGTTCCTCTCCGAGCTCGAGGCGTTCCCGACGAACGGAGTGCACGACGATCAGGTCGACGCCCTCTCGCTGGCGCACGAGCACCTGTCGAGGGGGTACGGCCAGCAGCCGGGCTCGCCCGTCCCGCAGGCGTCGATTCAGGCCACGATGCTGGCGAGGGGCATACCGAGCATGAGAACAGACTATGAACCGCCCACGGGGGGCGGAGCACCGAGGATGAGATAAATGGACATTCGTGGGGGGCTCAGCGGCCTCGATCTCTTGGGAGTCTCTATCGAGTCCGTGGAGACCGAGCGGACAGCAGAGGGAATCGCGATCGATATTTACGCGTCCGTCGAGGACTGGGGAGCACGGGCCGCCGACGCCATAGGGCGCGTCCTCTCGGGACTCAATGAGGGGGTGGAGGCGTGAGGCCACAGGAGAAGGAGACGGATACGAGTCAGGCGCGTCTGGGGAAGCGGGCGAACGCGACGACGCTGGCGCCCGCGGCGATGGTGCCCTACACGGGCTTCACGACGCAACTGCCGAGGGGGATGAAGGACACGGACATGTCCCCGAGGATGACGGGGTCCACGTCCCTCGAGGGCGTCTACTACGTCCCCTCGTGGCTGCCACAGTATAGCTTCGTCTCGTGGCTCCAACTCAACGAGGAGGTCACGGCGCACAAGATCTATAACCTCCTGAACCACTGGGCGATGAAGGGCGTCCTGGTGAAGCAGATGAACATGATCTTCTCGGAGACGCCCGACTCGCGCATCCGGATTCGGGTCGTCGACGAGGCGGGGAAGATCGACGACACGGCGACCGAGCTCCAGCACAGGCTGAACCAGATGATGCTCACCTCTCCGAGGGTCGACCTCGTGCGGAAGATGAGGTTCTCCTTCGCCGACGTCTTCGGCTACGGGATGGGCATCTACTCGTGGCAGTGGAAGCGCCACGGGAGCGAGCTGTGCCTCGACGCGCTGGTCAGGCTGCCGTCCCACTCGTTCGACTACCCACCGATCGGGCAGCCCCTCGTCTTCAGCCCCATCCTACAGGGCGTCACCCTCGAGCGCGACCCGCAGACGGGCCTGAACACGGGGAAGTTGCAGTTCTGGCAGCGCCAGTCTGTATTTAACTTCTACCCGATGCTCCTCGACTCCGACTCGCTCTTCTGGCTCAGAGACCCGATCGGCCACGAGCTCGCCGGCGAGCCCATCTGCAAGCCGATTATCCCCCTCTGCGAGATGATGACCTACTCGATGAACTCCCACATGCAGTATATCAACCGCAAGGGGGCTCCGTGGTTCTTCGTCAAGGTCACGAACCCGCAGGGGGCGTCGGCGATCAACGGCTTCGTCGACGACATCTCCTACGCGAACACCATCCTCCAGTACGCCAGCAAGGACAACCGCTACGTCTTGAGGCCCAACATGACGGTCGAGTCGGTCGACTTCGGGGACACGACCGGGTCCGAGCTAGCCGGGCTGTCGACGGTGCAGGCGCTGAACCAGATCATCGTGGACTACTTCAGCCCGAAGGAGAGCGTCCAGCCGCAACAGGGGCCGAGCCTCGGGGCGTCCACCGCGGGGGCCACCTCCCTCTATAACGTCTACGTGGACGCGATGCGGGCGTGGCTCAGCAGGGAGTGGAGCCGCATCCCACAGTGGTACATCGACGCGAACGGCTTCGAGGGCTATCAGGCGATCATCGAGTTCCCGACGGGAGAGGCCGACCCGGGCGACCTGAGGGCGAAGCAGGCCGCGGCGGGCGCCCTCACCGGGATAGCGCCTCCGCTACAGGTCCTCGAGAAGCTCGGCTATGAGATCGACATCCCCGAGGACGTATACGGCGAGGGGGACGAGGCCGTCGAGGCCTACCTCCTTCAGAACGCCGAGTTCTGGGGGAAGGTGAACACCGCGCTGGGCAGGGCGCCGGGCGCCCAGCCGGGCGGGTTCGGGGGCCAGCCCGGGGGCCAGCAGACGGCCCTCCGCGCCATCGCCGACGGCACCGTGGAGGAGCGCGTGGTCGCGGACGCCCGCGCGGAGATCGCCCGACTAAGGGACAAACTCTATAACGACGTCGAGAGGGCGCTGCACAGATGAGACAGATCATTGACCTCGGGTCCACCACGGACGGCGGGAGGCACTACGCCGAGTTCGACGGGGAGCGCACGGCCCCAGTGCAGTCGTGGACGTGGCCCTCGGCAAAGATAGTGGTCGAGGTGACCGAGACGTGATTCGCGCCGTCGCCCGCGCGGCCGGCCCGAGTGGACGGGCGAGCCCGCTGGTCAAGCCGGCGGTGGTCAGGGCGATAGGCATGGCCTTCGAGGAGTATCAGTCGGGCCTCTCGAAGACCCTCGCCAGGGCGGGCATCGACGCCTACCTCGTCGGCGACAGGCGCGGGGCCGTCAGGCTGGGAGCAGACTACGAGGAGCTGAACTACGCCGCCGCGGAGGCCTTCGCCCAGAGGTATCGCGACGACATGGAGACGCGGGGCGGCACGACGATACGCGGGGAGTTTGTCCCGTGGATCAGGGACGGCGCCGAGGCCACGAGGTCGGCCGTCGTGGACGCGATCGAGGAGGGCGTCCGCTCCGGGAAGGGCAGTCGGGCGATAGCCCGCGACCTCAGGGGCGTCATCGACGAGGAGGCGCACGACCCCGCGCTGGTGGCGCAGACGGAGATGTCGCGCCTGGTCCACGTGGGGGAGCACCAGAGATACGTGGACGAGGGCGTCTCCTTCGTCGACTGGCTCCTCGGCGACAAGACGTGTCCCGAGTGCATGGACATCGCGATGGCCGACGTGGGCTACGGCCCCGGGCGCTACCCGATCGACGAGTGCCCCGAGATCCCGGTCCACCCGAAGTGCGAGTGCGACACCAAGGCCGTCCAGAGGGGTCAGGAGAGCACGCTCCGCGCTCACGTCTTCGAACCGGGCCACGAGGCCTACAACCCGGACATGTCCCGCGACGAGGAGGGCAAGTGGTCCGGTGGAGGGGGCGCGTCGACGCCCGTCTCGCGCGTCGGCAAGGCGTGGGTGCTCGCCGACGGAACTCCCGCGCCGGGGCACGTCCAGGCCCTCGGGATACCCCCGGCGTGGACAGACGTGGTCGTCGACCCGAACCCCGACGCCGACCTCGTGGCGAAGGGGCACGACTCGAAGGGGCGGACCCAGTACATCTACTCCGAGCGCTACGACTCCGAGCAGCAGGCGGCGAAGTTCGCGAGGGTCTCCGAGATGGCCGACAGGTTCGACGAGATCCGGGCCCAGAACGAGGCGAACAGGGGGACGGAGGAGGCCGACCTGACCGCCCTCGTCATGTCGACCGGCATCCGCCCGGGCAGCGAGAAGGACACGAGGGGCGACGTCAGGGCCTACGGCGCGACGACCCTCGAGGGCAGGCACGTGGTCGTCACCGAGGAGGGCGTGAGGCTCCAGTTCGTGGGCAAGAAGGGCGTCGACCTCGACATCCCCGTGGAGGACAAGTCAGTGGCCGATATGCTCGTCGAGCGGGCGGGGGCCGCCGGCGCCGACGGGCAGCTCTTCCCTACAGTCGGCCCGAGCGAGCTCTCAGACTACGTGCACGGGCTGAACGGCGGCGGCTTCAAGACGAAGGACTTCCGCACCGCGCTGGGCACGTCGACGGCCAGGGACCTCGTGGCCCGCACTGAGGCGCCCACGTCCAAGACGGCGTACAAGAGGGCGGTGCGGGGCGTGGCCAAGGCCGTCGCGGCCAGGCTGGGCAACACGCCGACCGTCGCGCTCCAGAGATACATCGCGCCAGAGGTATTCACCCCCTGGAGGGAGGCCGCGCATGTTTGATTACGACGTCCACCACGGCGCCGTCCGCGGGCGGCCCGTCGACTGGAGGAGCGCCCCCGATCCCGACCCCGAGGACGACGACGAGCTGCTGGCCGCCACCCCGGCGGGCGTGATCGCCACCCTCGGCTTCGACCCGATCGAGTCGCGGACTCACAGGTTCGAGCCCGGCCACGAGCCATACAATCCAGACATGGGTCGAGACGAGAAGGGTCGTTTCACCTCTGGAGGAGGTGGCGGGGCCAGCCTGGTGAGGGGTGGCAAGCTCCGCGACTTCAGAGACATGTTCGCGGACAAGGACCTCGACTACGTGGAGCGAGCCACGATCTATGACTACATAGGCAGCGGCGGGGTGAGGTCGGCCACGATCAACCGCGAGCTGCGCGGCGGGCGCCTTGGCGCGAACACCAAGGAGGACGTGAAGGTCCTCGACGCGGCCATCGCCAAGACCACGCTCGACCCGAGCGAGCTCGAGGACCCGACCCTCTACAGGGGCATCGACATCGCCCACCTGAGCGAGGCCCTCGGGCGCGAGCCGCGGCCGGGCGACGTGATAGTCGACAAGGCCTACCAGAGCACGACGACGGACCGCAGCTGGGCCGTCAGGACGTTCGGTAGGACCAACTTCGCGAGGGACGGCAGCCCGATCCCCCCGACGGGAGATGAATACACGGTCCTCGAGATCCACCCGACCGAGCCGATCCACGCCGTCTACAACAAGGAGGAGGATGAGGTGATCATGCCGAGGGGCACCGCGTTCAGGATAACCGGCGTCGAGACCCGCGACGAGAGGGTATGGCCCACCATACCCGAGACGAGGCGCGTCACCGTCGTCAGGTGCGAGGTGGCGAGATGATAGAGGCGGAGAGGTTCATGGGGCTCTACGAGCCGGTCGGGGAGTCCGAGGAGAACGTCTTCCAGCCCGGTCACGAGCCGTTCAACCCCGACCAGGGGCGGGACGAGGGGGGGAAGTTCTCACCGGGTGGGGACGGAGGGTCGTCGCCGCCCATGCCCCCGGTCGACGCTTTCTATGGGCAGGTGATCACGCGCGAGAGGGAATACGACGTGCCAGGCAAGGAATACGCGTTGGCTCAGGAGAAGGAGTTCGGCCTCAAGAAGACCAAGCTCCAGCCTGAAGACGAGGAGGCCGTCAAGTTCTATGCCGCTAAGAAGGACCCCTCTGGTAAGAAGGACACGGAGCAGCTCGGCTATCGCAGAATGAACAACCAGATGAGGGGGAAGGCCGACCCCACGCCCGAGGTCCAAGAGAAGATCGAGGCAATGAAGGGCGTCGTGGACAAGTCCCCACCCCTGCCAGAGGGCGTCCAGCTCTTCAGGGGGATAGGAGACGACCACTCCGAGACCCTCTACGGTATGAAGGTCGGCGACGTGTGTGAGGACAAGGGGTTCCAGTCGTGGACCCTGAACCCGAACACGGCGAACGCCTTCACGGGCTACGTCACGGAGGCGGGGGCGGGCGTTCTCGACCCAGATTGGCAGGCGGCCAAGCCGGTGATGCGCCTCGTCGGGGACGGCGCGACGAGGGGATTCTACTACAGAGGTGGCTCGGAGAACGAGATGATAATCAACCCAAGCCAACTGCGCGTCGTTCGCGTGGACGACGTGAGGCAAACAATGAAGCGGGAAGGCAAGGGCTTCGTCTACTGGAAGGTGTTCACAGTGGAGGTGGCGTGATGCCCGAGTCGAGGTTCAACGCCGAGATCGAGATAGTCAGCCGCGCCTCCGATCAGGAGAGCGTCTTCCAGCCCGGGCACCCCGCCTACAACCCCGACATGTCCCGAGACGAGGCGGGCAAGTTCTCGTCGGGGGGTGGTGGCAGCCCCGCGGCCGTCCACTCGAGGGTCATGGCGATTCGCGAGAGCAAGAGGGCAGGCTACGACGCGATCAGACAGAGGATTCGCGACGCCCGCGCCCACGAGAGCGAGGTCCTCACCCGGCTCACGCCGCGCTTCGACCAGCTCTGGAGCGAGAAGGACCCGGAGGTCAGGGTCGCCCTGAGGGAGAAGCTGGCCGTCCAGCAGAAGGAAGTCGTCGACCCGCTGTCGAAGGCGGTGTGGGACGCCGTGGACGAGCTCGACGCATACAAGGCCGCCGCGGCGGAGGAGATGTGGACGGCGATCGCTCCGACCGTCGGCTCCGTCGTCAGGACCAGGGACTGGGATCCGAGCAACAGCGTCCGCGACAAGAACCCCAACATCGAGGAGGGCGCGAGGTGGGTCGGCAGGATGGTCGTGACCGACGCGTTCGACGAGCCCGTCGGGGTGATGGAAGAGGAGGGCACCCGAGAGAAGGGCGGGGCGGTGAACATCTCTATGAAGCCCACCTCTGAGAAGTGGGTGGCCGTCCACGAGCTCGGGCACACCCTCGAGGACCGCGACCCGGAGATCCACAGGGCGGCGGTCGACTTCTTGGCGTCGAGGACCTCGAGCGAGGCCGACGTCAGGCTCGCCGACCTCAAGCCGAACTACAACTACGACAGCGACGAGGTCACCCGCCCCGACCGCTTCACCGACGTCTACATGGGCAAGCAGTATAGGGGGGCCGGCGGGGAGCCCTACGCCACCGAGATCGTCTCGATGGGGCTTCAGAAGATCTACCAGTCGCCGGGGGACCTCGCCAAGAGGGATCCCGAGTATTTTAAGTTAATGGTGGGCGTGATGGGGAGGGCCAAGAAATGACGAAGGTAATAATCAGGGTGGGGCGCTGCCGCGCCTCGAACGAGGGCGGTGAGTGGTCGTCGGACGAGCCGGTGCTCGCCCGCCTCCTGAACGCCCGGGCCGGGCCGAGGTCGCTGCCAGAGGAGTACATCCCGGACGCGGCCTCGGCGATGCTCGGGCTGGCCAGGGCCGTCCTGCCTAACCTAGAGGTGGTCCTGCTGAGGACGCCTCGGGCGGCGCCGGGGGAGGTCTACTGATGTCGTCGACCGCGGAGGACTGCCTCCACTCCCCCCTCGAGCGCGTCGGGCCCAACCCCGTGATGACCGCGTTCCTCGTCGAGATGGCCAGGCAGCGCGCGGAGGCGGCGTGGGTGTGGTTCACCGTCTACAACCCACTGAACATCTGGGTCACGATCCCGCCCGAGTTCGAGGAGGAGTGCTCCGAGAGTACCATCGAGGCCGCCTCGCGGTGGGAGGTCCAGAGGATGTTCCTCTGGCACCTCGGGCTCGAGCGCAGCCCCGACGCCATGGGGGTGATGCCACGATGCCGCCGTACGTGACGCCCGACCTCGGCCCCGGCGCCCCCAAGGGCATGGTGGCGGAGGCGGGGCGCATCTACCGCGCCCTCAGAGAGGACGGCTACGAGGCCGAGAGGGCGGCCCCGATCATGTGGGCCAGCCTGAAGAAGAGGTGGAAGAAGGAGGGCGACAAGTGGGTGGCGCGCAAGGAGAAGAGTAACGCGAGGTGGGCTCCGATGATGCAGATCCCGAGCGGAGGAGCGGGGGCCGGCGCAGGTCAGAGGTGCACGAGGTTCGGAAACACCGTGCTACAGGGCCTCGACCAGTGGCTGCCCGACGACAAGGGGCGCGTGCAGGGAACGTATTATCCCAAGTCGGCGTTCGAGCCGACAGTGGGCGAGTGGGGCCAGGGAGTCCCCATCGTCTTCGGAGCCAAGCACGTCAAGATAGGCGGGCTGGCGAGGGATCCCGAGAAGACCCTACGAGACGCGAGCACGGACGAGGTCCGAGCCCGGATCGTGGGCTACTCGGTGGGGGTGGCGCTGCTGAGCAAGCATATCGGCAGGCCCCTGCTGAAGGTGGACCTCGGAGACATATGCGACGCCGAGGTCCAGAACCTCTACGACGACGCGCGCCTCGGAGTTAGCAGCGCATTCACGGACCGCGAGACGGAGGACGGGAAGTATCTGGTCGGGGATATCCACCCCGATCACATCCTCCTGTTCCCCCGCGACGCCCTCACGGGCACTGAGCAGCGGGACTTGTCCGCGGTCGTGAACACCCTCAACCAGATGGAGGGAGGTATGGATGATGTGAGAGGCGATCAGGAGAACGTAGGGGCCGAGTTCTCAAGAAAGAACAAGGACAAACTCAGGGGCTATCTCGGCGTCCTCCACGACCTCACCTCGAAGATAGAGGAGATGGTCGGGGAGAGCATGAACGACCTCGAGACGCTCCTCAGGCGGGCCGGGCAGGGCATGCCGGGGTCCGAGAGCAGCGCCGTCGAGACAACCGACGCCGCCGCTCGCGAGAACGCAAGCAAGTTTCCCTACGTTCCGAAGAACCCGAGCGACTACGAGAAGGGGACGGGGTCGTGGACCAAGCCGTCCCTGGGCGACTATACCGACAAGGTCTGGGATGATCTGACCGAGGAAGAGAGGAGCGACATTCGCTCCCACTTCGCGGCGGTGACCGATGACACCTTCGGTGGGTGTAGGCTGGGCCACCACGAGCCCGACGGCACCCTCAACGCCAACGGCGTCAGGGCCGCCCTCGGGAGGCTCGATCAGACGGACGGTATCTCCGGCATAGCCGAGAGCGTGCGGTCCCACCTCGAGAGCCACTCGAAGGAGTTCGGCGAGGAGAAGAGCGAGACGAACAACCTACCCAAGGAGGAGGTATCTATGGGAGAACAGGATAACAAGAAGAGGTCTGAGGCGGAGGCCGAGGCGGCCCGCAAGAAGGCGGAGGCCGAGGCCGAGGCCGCAAAGAAGGCAGAGGCAGAGGCCGAGGCAGAGGCCGAGGCGGAGGCCGCCAAGAAGGCGAAGGCCGAGGCCGCCAGGAAGGCCAAGTGCGGCGCCGACGACAAGGGCAAGGGCGCGCCCAAGGACGACGAGGAGCTCGAGGACGAGGCTGAGGGCAACAAGAAGAACATCGCCGTCCTCCAGGCGCAGATCGCCGCCCTCACCAAGAAGGTGTCCGAGAGGGACGCCCTCGAGGAGATGGGGCGGAAGAGGGACTTCACGAACCTTCTGAAGCCGGGGGCGCAGAAGGCCACCGAGCAGCTCTATAAGGAGTTCATCGCGGACCCTGTTGGGTTCATGAAGTCGAGGCAGAACGCCCTCGCCGGCAGCGGCGGGGAGACCGATCTGACGGGTCTCGAGCACGTCCCGAGCGGCACGGCCGCCGGCGACGGGAGCCCGTTCTCCGAGCAGGCGGTCAAGGCAAAAGCGGCCCAGCTGAACGCGAGACTCTCCGACAGCCCGGACAGGGCGGGGGAGAGCACCGTCGGGCGCGCCGTCTACAACGAGCAGACTGGCAAGCGCGACTGGGTTCCGCTCGGGCCATTCAGGAAGGAGGCGTGAGATGACTGGACAGAGAGCGCCGAGCCCACTGATCAACAAGATCGTCTGGTTCGGCGGAGTCCCAATGGCGATTCCGATGAACGTCGCGGAGGTTACGAACATCGCGAAGTTCGTCCCCGGTCGCCTCGCCGCGTCGGGCTCTAGGCTCGGCACCGGCACGGGATACTCAGACAACGACGCATACGTGGCCAACCTCCCGACGCAGATGCCGTTCGGGTGGATCGGATACGAAGACGTCGACACCAACGCACGTCCGGCGGACGTGACGAAGGCGTACACGAATGGAGACGAGACGCGCGTCTATATGGGCGGCGGGTTCGGGATCTACGCGAGCCTGTTTACCTACCAGGCCGTCAAGCAGGGCGATCTCCTCTGCAACTGGTTCAACGGCCAGCTCGCGGGGCCGGTCGCGCCCGCCCCTGGTGGGATCTTCCTCGCAGTCCCCTACGCGACCGCGGCGGCCGTGGTCAGCACGGCGATTATCGTCCCGGTCGGATGCATGGTCGGCCACCACAGCTATGTCGAGCCGTCGACCGCGCTGGCGAGCACGATCGAGGTGGGCTTCGAGAACGCCACCGAGAGCGGGGACCTCGACGGAATCCTCAACGCGATCTCCATCAACGCGACGAACATCCCCGTGGCGTCGAGCGCCTTCGGGACCGGCGCCGCGGCGGAGACGATCGGTGAGCTGCTCGCGGGAGGCGAAGAGGGATCTTCCTCGACGTACACCTACGGGCTCCTCTACCCCGGCTACGTCGTGGCGAGCCCCGGGTCGATGAACACCCTCGGCCGCACCGTCGTCTACACGCCGGGCAGCGCCTCGGCGTGCGCCGGCCGCATCTGGCTGCACCTCGTGCACCCGCACCTGCGCGTCGTCGCCAAGGCCACGGAGAGCGTTACGACCACCAGCTCGGCCAGCAGCATTCGCTGCCTGAGCATGATTTAAGGAGGAACGAGACATGGCAATCACTCTCGAGCCACTTCTGTTCCGAGCTGGCCAGGCGATCGACCTCGAGATCATCCAGCCCCTGAGGGCGTGGACGGTCGCGAGACAGGCGATCACCGCCAACCCGAACATCAAGGGAGAGGGCATCTACTCGGTCGACGCGATCCGTCTGGCCGACGCGGGCCCGGCCACGATCAGCTACCAGCTGCCGAGGCCCAACGACATCAAGGACGCGCCGCGGCTCAGCCGTGAGAACGTTCAGCTCCCCATCCTGCGTCACCAGATCGAGATCGACAGGAAGGAGTTTAACGCGCTCCAGAACTACGCCGGCGGGTCCATCGACATCACCCGCATCGGGGCGAACTCGCAGGCCTACCAGATGGCGGTCCTCGAGGACGCGCTGGTGTTCCAGGGGTGGAAGGCCGACGGAACCAACTACGCGATCTCGGGGTTCTACAACGCCTCGACCACGCAGTACACGACCTCGACGACCTTCGGGAACGGCTCCTACTACGGGAACTTCAACAAGATGATCGGCGCCGCCATCGGCAGCCTGAAGGCGTACGGCGTCAAGCCCCCGAACGGGTGCTACCACCTCTTCATGAACGCCGGGGACTACTCGTGGCTCGACGGCATTATCAGCACCCTCGGTGTGAAGGAGATGGACGCCGTCCTCAAGACGCTGAACCACGGCAGGGACGCCGGACCCGGTGGAATCTGGGAGCTCCCGTCCGTGACCATCACGGACCCGGGCACCAGCAGGACGCAGACGATCACGGCCATGGCGCAGGGCACGGCCCTCCTGATGCCGGACGACCCGACGCGGACCTGGTACGAGGAGTACGTCATACAGGACGTCAAGACGAGCCTCGGCTACGACAGCCGCGACCCGAACAACTCCCCGATCTACTCCACCATGACGTCCATCGTCTACCCGCACCTGAAGCAGCCGCACGCCGGCTGCCAGATCACCACGCTGGTGCAGGGCTGAGCTGGTGGGCTCCGGTCCACCACCTCTCCCCAACGAGGCGACGATGGCGAACGAAATGACGAGGGTCAAGGCCCTCAAGAGCTTCACCGCCGACGGGTATCCGCAGGACGAGACCACCATGCACGGGATGCGGTTCAACCGGGAGGGAATGATATGCGAGGTGCCGACGAGTCGCGTCGAGTATCTCCTCTCTCTCGGAAGCATCGCGCTGCTCCCACCGGAGGAGGCCCCAGTCGAGGCCCCGGCGGCGCCGAGCGAGACCGTGGCGGCGGAGACCGTCGAGAACTCGGTGTCTGAGGTAAAGAAGCCTCGGCGCGCCGACGGGCGGTTCGCGCTCAAGAATACCAGGAAGAAGAGGTGATCACGCGTGACGGTCACGACCGACATGATCGACGGGGATAGCCCGTTCTCCCTCGGGCAGACCAAGGACGCCACTAGCAGGACGTATACGCAGTCGATGTTTAACCGCGCCCTCGCGAGGGCCGAGGACAGGTTTGCCAGAGAGAACCCGGGCCTCGGCTCGAACGAGGGGGACCAGGCGGTCGAGTATCTCGTCTGCCACTTCCTCTACATGACGTTCGAGGGCGCCGAGGACATGGTCTCGGGCAGGATAGGCGACATGTCCTTCCAGAAGAAGGTCGACGACGAGACCGGAGAGGTCATGACCACGTATCTGTCCCTGTACAAGGGCCTGATCACCCTCAAGGGCAGCCGCGCCGTCGTGGCGCAGGCCGGAGTGGTGGCGGCGGACTCGCTCACTGCGAGGTCGCTGCATCCGAGCAATCAGAGGCTGCCGCTCATGGACTATGACGACAACAGCACGGGCGCTCCGACTCCAAGCAACAAGCGCCCTGCCGGGCAGGGGCCGAATCCCCTGTACCCCTAGTGGGAGGTAAGAAGGGATGATCACAATCAGTAAGGGCAGCGCCCTCGGCGGCGTGGCGGGCACGGCGGCCGTGATCGACTATACGATTATGGGCTCCGAGAAGTCCCAATACGACGCCAGGGACGTGAAGACCCTCGCTCAGGGCAAACTCGACGACGAGGCGGCCGCCCTCTACACGGCGCCCACCGTGGCGCCCGGGAGGGTCGAGGCCGTGTTCCTCGCGAACACGTCCGGCACGGCGGTCACGGGCGTCTACCTAACGGTGGACGGCTACCGGATCACGCCGGCGCTCACTATCCCCGCCTACGGGGCCGCAGTATACGGCCCAGACGGGTGGAAGACCTACACCACTGTCGGTGAGATCTCGGTGGCGTCCGGCGGGACGGCCACGGCGTTCCCGAGGTACGGGGCCGCGGCCACGACAGCAGACGGAGGCGCCATCACCCACGGGTTCTCCGCGGCGCCGACGGTGGTGCTCGCGTGTGGGTCGATAGACACCGAGATGGTCACGATTACGGCCATCGGGTCCACGACGTTCACGGTCGCGATCAAGACGGCCCTGGGGGCGCCGGGGACTACGCAGACGATCTACTGGGTGGCGATACCATGACGTCTTTCATGCAGAAGATGATCGGGGTCGTCGCCGTCTTGGCGATAGTCATGGCGGCGGCGTCGCTCGGACTAGTCCTCACGACTCCGCAGGGCCAACAGCCGGGGATTCTCGGCGCGGGGGTCGGGACCACCGACTGGGACTCCGCCTCGATCGCGAAGCCAGGGGTCCGCAACTGGATCGATCAGGCGAACAACCTCACTCGGAAGGCGTTCCTCGCAGAGGACCTGATCCGGAATCTCACGAAGACGCTGGACTCGGCGGACAGAAACGCCTCGTTCGCCATAGACGCGTCCACGAGGAACGTCTCGTTCGCCATAGACGCGTCCACGGCCAATATCACGGCCCTCAGGGGCAATGGGACGGCGGTGCTCACTAACACCACCACTGTGCCGGTGGCCATGCTCACGACGAGCTGGGCCGAGCTGCTGGCTCTCTCGGCCGGGCAGAGCCTGAACATCACGACGCCCGGGGCGGGGAGCTTCCTCGTCATCGCCAACCTGAGGGAGAACATCTCGGTCTCGTCGGCGGGCCAGATACCCGCGAGCGACTTCTCGGTGTTCGCCCTGTGCGACGGCACCAGCGCCGCCGCGGACTCGGTCGTCACCAACTCCGAGCGCATGGGTACGATGTTCACGGGCACGCCCACCTACTCGAACATCACAGACGTGACCCGCACCTTCGCGTGGACCTACACTAACGCGACTGGCGCGGCCATAATCAGGGTGTGCGGCAAGATCCACGCCAACCTCCAGAACGGAGAGGCGGGCCCGGCGTGGTGGGGCGTCGCGTCCGACAGGGCGGGTAGATCGACCATCGGATACGTGAGGCTGCCATGAGGGTGTCGGCCCTCTCCCTCCTCTCCGCCCTCGTGGTGGTGGCGCTCGTCGCCGGGTGCGCGACGAGCACGGGCTCGCCCGGGTCGGTCCTCGGGATCAGCCCGTCGCAGCTCAACGGGAGATACATCCAGAGCCTCACTCTGAACACGACCCTCCCGGCGGCCGGCGTTAGCCTGCTCGCCGCCGACCTGTCGATGCCGACGGGGATCGAGGAGCCCCTGATGTATCTGGGCGTGCTCTTCGAGTGCAACGTAGGCGGGGTGCTGTCGGTGTCTCATAACGTCGGCTCCGGCAACTCCACCATGCTCGAGCAGCTCAACGGGGGCGTCGCCCTGGTGCCAAATCAGACGTACGCCTTCGTGGTGCCCATCGTCCAGACCGAGGTGATGAACTTCCGATACTCGGCCAACGGGACGACCACGAATGGAACGATCCAGCGGCTCGCCGTCATGGACCTCTACGAGGGAGGCTACGCCGGGATTCAGATCATCAACGGCACTCTGAAATATACCAGTGGGACGTGAAATCTTGCTGTTCGGGCTGTCGCATAAGTGCACGATTCAGGTGAGGGCGCGCAAGAAGAGGCTGGACTACACCGGCCTCTCGGGCGGGGCGTTCGCCGTGGGGAATACCGTGACGGGCGGGACGTCGCACGCCACGGGCGTGGTCAGCAGGCTGCTAACCGCCGGGCTGGTCCTCGAGGACTTGTCGGGCGTGTTCGTGGTTAGTGAGACGGTCTCGAACGGGACCGCTTCGGCCACGACGTCGGCGGTCGCCGACTACGAGACGGCGCAGGGCACGCCCGACTACTACTGGACAGATAGTCAGGCCAACGTGCCGTGCCGGTTCTACACCAGCCGTAAGCCCATCGCCCTGATCGGCCCCGGGCAGTACCAGGACCTCGCGACGAAGGTCATCGTCCCGCCGACCGTGACGGTCACGGCGACGGAGCATAGAATCAAGTCGGCGTCGATCGGGTTCGCCAAGACGTTCCGCATCACGGACCTCTACGCGGCCCACTTTACACACGGGATAAACCACTACGAGCTCACGCTCGAGGAGCCACCGAAGGAATGAACGGAGATTCGACCGTAACGATCAACCAGTGCGACAGGCGTATGTCAGAGGTAAGGAACGAGATCCAAGTCTTCTGCTCTACGGTCACGGCGTCGATAGACGGATTAAAGGACGAACTACACAAGAAGGAGGTCGTCGACGTGGCGAAGCACGCCGAGGTCGAGGCGGAGATCGCCAGGGAGAAGTCGGAGAGGACTCTGAAGGACTGGGTCTTCGTCCACTATCAGGACCTTCTCCTCGCGTTCATCGTGATCATGGTCAGCGGCGGCCGCGCCTACGACCTGCTGATGATGGTCAAGCAGGGGCTGATCTGAATGGCCCGGCGCGGCGGTCGGCTGCTCACCCCGGCCGAGTTGGTGGAGAAGTTCGCCGTCCTCAAGAGGGGCAGCAAGAACGCCGTCAGGGAGGGCCTGACCGACGCCGCCATCCACGTCGAGGGCGTGGCGAAGGACTACTGCACGATCGGGAAGTCCCCCTACGACTGGATGATCTTCCCGACGAAGGTCGACCGTCACGGCAACCAGAGGCCCGGGGCGCCATACGACGTCGGCGACCTCAGGAGTAGCATAACGCACCAGGTCACGGTCAGCGCCAGGCAGGTCGAGGCGGCCATCGGGTCCAACCTCGACTACGCCGCGGCCGTGCACGAGGGGCACACGATTCCCTACGGCACCCCGACGGCCCAGGCGCTCGCGAAGTTCGGGGGCGGCAGCGTCGGCTTCGTGCCGGGGCGGCCATTCGTGCTCGACGCCATCCTCGACTCGAGAGACGACACCATTGACTACATCGAGAGGCGCCTGAGGGAGGCCATCGGCGAAGTAATCACTCGAGAGGCGATCTGAGTGAAGTCGAGCATATACGACGGCATAATCGCCAAACTGAGGGCCGACGCGGTCCTCGTGGCGATGCTGAGGAACGACTCGTCGCGAATATTCAGGTTCAGTCGAATCGCCCCGATCAAGATCCCGTCGGTGACGGTACATGAAACAGGGGAGAGGGATGATCCGTTCCCCGGCGGGGAAGCTTCGTGGTCGGTCCCCCACGCGATAGTCTGGGAGAGCACGCCGTCGGTGCAGATCGACGTATGGGTGTCGTGGGCTGACGACTCCCCCCCCAACCTACCAGAGGATGCCGACGCGATCGCGCACAGGGTGAAGGTGGTCCTGATGAACCCGAGGAACTACGTGACCGACACGCACGGCTGGGAGAGGGTCGGCGGAGGCCAGGTCCCCGACATAAGCACTCAGATCTGGCACAACTCGCTCCACTTTATCTTCAGGTATCACCAAGAGGGGGGCGAGTCGTGATGGCGCCGCCGGTGATCGGGGGCTCGCCCCGTGAGTCGGCGCAGAAGGTCGAATACTCAGGCGCTCGCTGGAGCGCCATAGACAAGGAGGAATCATGGTAGTCTCACACTACACGGGGCAACAGGGGAGAATCTACCTCACGGGTCACACGCTCCTCGCGAGCGCGATCTTTGACATCCCCATCACGCGGGGCGCGGCGTCTCACGCCCGAGGGGGCGCGTGGAGCGACCTCTCGGCGCCCGGCAAGATCGGCCCCCTGGTCATCACGGCCAAGGGCATATTGAGAAACGCGAACCTCATCGGCGGCATGCTGACGGACGCGTCGACGAGCGGTCAGGCGGCCGTCCTCGTGGCGGCCGACACGATCGTCGCGGACACAGTCGTGCCGTGCTCGACCAGCCCATCGTCGCCGTCGAGGATCCGGTTCGCCTTCGTCAAGGGCGCCGGGGCCGGCATCACCACGGCGGGGCAGATTATAGTCTTCGGCACCGACGCGAACGGCGCCAAGTCCTCGGAGATCATCGAAGTCGGCCTCACCACTGACGCCACCAAGAACTTCGATGGGAAGATACTCTTCGCGACGGTCACGCACTTCTCGGTCATAGACCTAGTTATCGACGGGGCCGGCACTGGGGAGCTCCGCTCGCTCGCAGGCGCGGCGTCGTACACGGTCGGGTTCCCGACATACTACGACCTCGAGTGCACGGTCCTCGACGACGTGACGGGCGACTACATCCTGGCGACGTTCCACCACGCGTGGATCTCGAAGGGCACGTTCGCGTCGGGCGACGCGAGCAAGATGCTCGACGAGGACGTCGCGTTCACCATTCTGGACCCCGACGCCGACGTGGCGATCGCGGACCTCAACACCTGAGGTGGTTGTCATGGCTGACGTGGGTGGGGGAGCGTTCCGCCGGATGACCGACGCCGAGAAGGCGGACGCCATAGCGAGGATGGAGAGGGACGCGCCTGAGTGGAGGCGGAGGCAGGCCCTCGTCCAGGCCAGAGAGGTCGCGAACAGAGACGTGATCGCGATGCTGGAGCGGCGGGTCCACGAGGAGCCCGCCCCCGAATACGTCGCCCTGCGGGGCGGCGACTACATCGCGATCAGGACTTGTCTCAGCGACGCCGAGGAGCGCGAGGCCGCCAAGCTCCTCATCGAGTGGGTCTCGAAGAGGCGGCCCGAGGCGGCGTATGAGCTCGTCGAGCTGGTGACGGTCGACGAGCGCATAACCAAGAAGTGGCTCATCGAGAACCCCGACAAGTTCGCGACGGGCGACTTCCTGGAGGTCCTGCTCGGCTACTTCGAGAAGAACGAGGATAGTATCAGGCAGCGCGCGGAGAGGGTGGCTCGCACCATCTCCTTTCGCCTCAAGCCCCGCGGGGCAGGAGTTCGGCCTGATGCTCCGGGACCTGGGGATTCTGGACCCCCGAGTGTGGGCTGAGATGCGGCCCGACCTCCAGGCGTTCTGGGGGTCGTGGTGGAAGGCCGGAGGGTGGAGAATGATAAGGAGGATGATCTGAAGTGCCGGGAGACCTGGGCTCAATGGGCGGGGTGGCGTTCAGCGTCTTCGCCCAGGACGAGACGGGCGAGGGCCTCGACTCGGCCTCGAGCGCCTTCATGGTGACGGCTGGCGACATCATCAGCCAGATCGAGTCCGTGAACAACAAGATACAGGAGTTCGCGCAGCAGCACGCCGTCGTGACCGGGACCGCCGAGAGGGCGGCCAAGATCACCGGCATAAACGCGGACCAACTGCGCGATCTCGCAGTCAAGACGAGCGACGCGACCAGCTCCATAGAGGAGATGGCCGCCCTCGAGGTGCAGTTGGGCAAGGAGCACGTCACGACGATCGGCCAGATGCAGACGCTGCTTCCGCTGTGGGAGGAGTTCGGCGACGCCGTGCAGGAGGACTCGGCCGTCCTGCTGAAGGAGATGGCCCCGGCGTTCAAGCAGTTTAACGTCGATATCAACGACACCCCGAAGTACATGGATAGACTGACCACCATCTTCGCTACGACGGATCTGTCCGCGTCGATGTTCTCATCTCAGATGGTCAGGATGGGGCCGGGCCTCGCCGCGGCCGGGATATCCCTCGAGGACGTGACTAACATCCTCACGGCCCTCAACGAGAAGGGCATCACGGGCCGCAAGGCGATCACGGCCATGAACGCCGCCATGAAGGAGATAACGGACGCCGGCGGCGAGTCGGGCAAGGCGATGCAGGGCCTACAGGACAAGCACGACGGGCTGGCCGAGAGCATCGCCGACGTCAAGCAGAGGTGGGGCGACCTGAACGAGAGGGTCGACGCTGGGCTCGTGTCGAAGAAGTCATACACCTCTGCGATCTTCTCCCTCAAGCAGGAGCTGGGGCACTACCAGGCACAGCTCGCCGCGGTCGACGGGCAGATGAAGACGCTGGGCGAGACCGAGTCCAAGACAGTCGACGTCCACGGCATTCTCATGAAGTCCCTCGGGCTGACCGACGCCGAGCTGGCCACGGCCGCTAGTAGGCTGGAGGGCGCTGGTGGGGCCACGGCGGCGTTCGCGGAGACGACTGAGCATACGAAGACTGGCCAGCAGGAGCTCACCGCCGAGGTCGCCAAGTCCACGTTCGGCCTAGGGGAGCTCGCCGGTGCGCTGTCCGCCCCGGTCGGGGCGATGGCCGGGCTCGGCCACGGCATCATGGAGGTCGCGATTATAGCCAAGCTGTTCCCATCCGTCGGCGCGGCCATAACGGGCGGGCTCGGCGGCGTGACCGAGTCGGTGGGCGCGGCGGCCGCCGGGGTCGGGGGCTCGATCGCGGTGGGCATCGTCGGGGGAGTCGCCGCCGGCATCGCCGGGGTGTGGACCCTCGACCAACTCGGCATCCTCGACGCGTTCGACAGGCTCGGCCGCGACATCGAGTCGTCGCCGATAGGGGGCATCGTCATGGACGCCCTCAAGCTGGTGCTCGCCCCGCTCGGCTCCCTCGGCGCGGCCATCATCGACATCGAGAGGGGCAACTGGGGGGGTATCCTCGAGGACATACAGAAGCCGTGGCAGCAGTGGGGAGAGACCCTCGGCTCGGTGTCGGGGGCCGGAGAGGACTTCGGCCGTATGGTCTCGGGGGCCGGCAGGGCGACCGGGCAGGCGGCCCAGGGCGCCGGTGGCGTCTTCATCCAGACCGTCCAGGCGGACTTCTCCTCCGAGGCGAGGTTCAGGGAGTGGGTGAAGCGGACGGGTGGGGTCGACGTGGACGACAGCAAGAGGAAGGGAGTGCCGACGCAGTCGGCGACGTGAGCCGTGACCACAGAGGTAATATACGGGTCTGTGACGCTGTCGAATCCCTCTCCGAGGACGCCCGTCGCCGATATCAGGGCCAAGAGGCGGCCGCTCCTCGACGGCACCCAGCAGGTGTTTGACGCCCCGAGCTACGGCGAGAGGTGGCGCTTCTCCTGCCTCACGACCGAGTGGTCCGAGGTGACGGCCCTCAGGGCCCTGATCGGCGTGGGGACCTACGGGACCACGCTGTACATAGATAGTGCTCTGATGGGGTGGTGCACCATAGTCTCGCTCGCCCCGAGGGAGGTCGAGGGGACCGGCGGCACCCTGATCGGATACACGGTCGAGTTCGCCAGGTCCACGTCGGGGGTCTCCTCATGACCAACCCCGACTTTAGAGTCGTCACCTATAACGACATCCCCCTGACCAAGCCGTCGCCGCACGTCCCCCTGTTTGATATCAGGCAGAACGTGCGCATATCGCTGGACGGTCAGCAGAGGGTCGTCTCCCCGCCCGGCCACGGGCGGTCGTGGGTGGTCACGTGCTGGCCCGACAGCCAGGACGAGATCGACGACGTGAAGGCCCTCATCGGGACCGGCTCGTACGACCTCGTCGTGGCGGGGGAGACGGTCCACTACGTCTATATCACGGGCTGGTCCGAGCGCGAGGTGACGCCGGCCCAGCTCGAGTACACGGTCGAGTTTACTGAGGGGCAGGCGGAGCTGACCGTCTATACGATCGGCGCGGGTGGAATCCGGGTGTCGCAGAAGATAGGCGACGCGTACCGGTCCCTGACGATGGACCTCGTCGGATTCGTGCGGCCCGACCCGTTCGACCCCGTCGAGATCACGATGGCGTGGGGCGCTCACACGGCCCTGGTCTTCGGTGGGTTCACCCTGCCGATCACCAAGGAGTGGAGGCCCGGGGACAAGTCCGCGACGGTCAGTGGGGTGAGCCAGGAGTGGTATCTCAGCAGGCAGTACGGGTCCTACGCCACCCTCGCGGCGTGGGGCGATCCGTTCTTCGTCGACGAGGTGGCGGAGGATACTCAGCCGTCGGAGCTGATCAACCGCATGATCGGGCGCGACCCGCTGGCCACAGACTACAGTTGGTGGACCGGCATCTTCCCATACGAGGTGACGCGCCTCGGCGGCATGGTCGGCTGGGGGACTACGATCCCATACAGGATGTTTACCGTCGACGAGAACACGACTATCAAGCAGACGATCGACCAGATATGCGACCACTGTAGCCACGTCTGGTTGGTCAAGGCCTCCGCCGGTGGGAACTTCTTCGCCTACTTCATCCCCTACAACATGATGGACGACGAGGACTGGGGCCTCGAGCTCCCGGCGAAGGCCTACATAGACTTCTACGACGGCCTCGTCGAGAGCATCACCGTCGAGGACAGGCAGGGCGAATACATCAATCAGGTTATCGTCTACGGGATGACCGTCGACGAGTTCACCAATCTGTGGGTGACCGGCAGCGCCGAGACGACAGAGGTGTCGGAGGGCGACGAGGTCCGCATCACCCTCTACGTCAAGAGGCCCGACCTCACGACGGCGGCGGAGTGCGACTCCGTGGCCCAGGGCATCCTCGACGTCGTGACCGACCCGCCCGTGGTCTACTCGTTTACCGTCATGGGCCTCGTCGACCTCGAGCTCTATCAGAAGATCTCCCTGACTAACTTCGATGGCATCACCGACTCTGAGATGCGAATAATCAGCGTCGAGTACGTCAAGGACCTCGGGGGCGTCTACGTCAACGTCCAGTGCACGAAGGCGACCAGCTTCGCGTCTCAGGTCGTGTACAAGACTCTGGTGCAGGACAGGACCACGGCGGCGAAGGCGATCGCCTCGCAGATCGTCAAGGAGAAGGTCCCAGAGGTCCTGACCGGGCTCATGGACACGGTCGACGGCGTCGGCGGCGGGACGGCCGTCTCCTACAAGGACGGCCGGACCGTGAAGGTCAAGGTCATGGAGGGTGGCTACGGCCCGCCCGGGGAGGAGGGCCCGCCGGGCCCGCCCGGGGCGCAGGGCCAGCAGGGCCCACCCGGGACTCCGGGAGCGCCGGGAGCGCCGGGTGCCCCCGGGGCCGTCTGGTACGCGGGCGAGGGGGTGCCGGGCTCGGGCCTCGGCATTAACGGAGACTACTATCTTCGCACCACCAATGGGGACGTCTACCTCAAGGCGGGTGGGACGTGGTATCTGATCGCCAACATCAAGGGCCCGGCCGGCGCCACCGGGAGCGTCTGGTACACTGGCCCCGGAGTGCCGGGCTCTGGGCTCGGCATTAATGGGGACTACTACTTGGACACAGATACCGACGACGTCTACCACAAGGAGACGGGCTCGTGGATCCTGATAGCCAACATTCGCGGGGCCGCCGGCAGCGTCTGGTGGAGCGGCGTGGGCCCGCCGTCGGCTCATATCCAGAGGGTGGTCAACGGCGACTTCGAGACGGGCGACATGACCGGGTGGACGGACTACTCGGGGGTGTATCCGGAGGGGTCGGGCACCGTCACCACCGAGGCGTCTGCGGCGGCCAAGCACGCCGGGGACTTCGGGGGGCGCTTCGAGGTAACGTGGGACTCCGTGGCCACCTTCATGAATCAGGCGGATCGGTATCAACTCGTCTCGGAGAACGGTCTGCACGTCGGGGATGTCTTTGACTTCTGGGTGAAGATCCCGACGTGGGTTCTTGACGGGGCGGACGTGGACGTCCGGGTCATCGTGAGCGACTACGGGGAGATCGCCTTCACGGTGTGGACCGGCGCGGGAGCCCAAGACTGGCAGCACGTCCACGTTGCCCTAACAGAAGAGGATGCGTTTCCCCCCGAGGGGAATGTCTGGCTCGATGTGCTCGTCTACGCGGGCGGCACGGACAGCACCGGGGAGATCGAGGTGTGGGTGGACGACATTACACTTACACAGTCGTTAGACCTCATGGACCTCGCCAAGGGCGGGTTCGAGGAGTGCCCCCCGCTCTCCCCGTGGGTCGACGTCAGCGATGGTGGGTACGTCTCGATCGCCTCGGACCATCCCTACTCGGGGGCCAAGAATGCGATGTGCTTCGTGAGCATCACGGCCCCCACGACCGAGTCGTTCACGAGCGCGTTCGAGCAGGAGATCGGGGCCGTGGCGCTCGGGGAGGGGATCTCCCTCTGGTACCGGGTGTGGTACAACGGAGCGACGGGGCACGGCGCCGACGCCTCCGTGCTCGTCGAGCTCGTGGACTTGTCCGCGTCCGAGAACCCGAACCAGACCATACTGTCGCTCGAGGACCCGTCCGCGGGAGACTGGATTCACGCGGGGGACGTCGCCGACTGGACGAGTGGCTACGCGAAGATAGTCGTCACCGCGGCGCTCGCCGGCGACGGGACGGGTAGTGGCCTCTGGATCTTCGAGACCGAGTGGGACGACTTCTCCGTGGGCGGGTCTGAGGGCGCCGCCGTCGACGGCGATTACTATCTGAACACCACCACCGGGGACGTCTATCACAAGGAGTCGGGCACGTGGGTCCTGGTTGGTAACATACGGGGCCCCACGGGCGTTGGCGGGGGATCGAGGGCCTTTTCCTTCTTCATCGGGTGAGAGAATGACACTTGCGCTTAACACGGGTGAAACGATCGGGGGGGTGGCGGGGACGGCTTCGGCCGTAGCCTGCGTCATCACCGGGGTAGAGATCGCGGGCGGCGTGGAGGCCTTCAAGGTGCTCTACCAGGGGCTGCTCGACGACGAGGTAGGCACGCTATACACCGTGCCGACCTCCACTATGGTCATTGTCCGCAACGTCGGCCTGACGAACACGTCGGGGGACTCGGTGGGCGGAGTCATTATCTACGTGAACGGCGCCGACGCGGCGCACCAGATCTGCGGCAGCACCACGATACCGGCCGGGTCGACGTTCATGCGAACCGACTCTGGGTGGGTGATGACCGACAGCACCGGGGCGCAGCAGTCGAGCGGTGGTGGTGGAGGAGGGTCCGGTGACGTCGTGGGCCCGGGGTCTGCGACCGACGACGCCATCGCGCGGTTCGACACCGAGACGGGGAAGTTGATCCAGAACTCCCTCGCCACCGTCGACGACGCGGGCACGGTCGACGTCCCGTACGGGCAGGACTACACGATCGACGGCGTGGCCTCCAGGCTGTGGGACAGCATTGAGTACTATGTGAACTGCGACACCGGCGACGACGGCGCCCCGGGGACCGTGGGGGAGCCCTTCGAGACCGTGCAGCACGCCCTGGACCTGCTCCCAAAGAACCTCGGCGGGCACAACGCCGCCATCTACTTGCAGGACTCTCCGAACTACGCGGAGTCGATCCTCGTGACGGGCTTCTATAACGGGGAGATCGACTTTATCGGCGGCACCCTCGTCTGGTCGGGCGGCATAATGGTCTCGATTATGGTGAACGAGGCGATCGTCTGGTTCTCTGGCATTGGCTTCTATGTCAACGAGGACGATATGTGGGCCGTCGCGTCCCTCCAGACCGCCCCGGTCCTCTTCGATGCCTGCAAGTTCTCGAAGGACCCGTCGGTGTCCGGCACCGCCGGCGTCTGCCCGACGTTCGGCACAGTCTGGCTGTTCGGCATCACGCCCCCGGGGGCCGGGGTCGAGGTCGACTACGGAGTCCTCGCCGGCGCCGGCTCCACCGTCTTCTACGACGACACGTCGCAGTTCGGGACGGAGTTTGTCCACTACCCGAGCACCGAGAGCATGGTGATGACCGAGGGCGGCTTCATGGTGAGCGGCCCGGGGCCCGAGGTCGGATCGACCGACGCCGCCGTCGCCGTCATGGACGGCACCAGGGGCGTTAAGATCAGGGGCTCTCTCGTCACGATCGACGCGGACGGCTCCGTGAACATCCCCTCCGGTGAGGCCTACGGCATCGACGGCACCCCCCTCGCCTACGGGGACGTGGGCGCGGCCGCGGCCGATCACGAGCACGCGGCGGGGGACATTACCTCTGGGAGCCTCGACGGGGACCGGCTCCCGGCCCTCTCCACCGACAAGCGGGGCGGCGTGGCGGCGACGGGGACGCCCTCTGGCCTCTTCCTGCGGGACGACGACTCGTGGGCGGCGGGCGGCGGCGCCTACCGGCGCCCCGCGACCATCGTGGTGGCGGCATCGGACTCCAAGGATACAACTAATGCGGATTATGTCTGCCCTGCCACGGACGCCCTGGACTACATCACCACCACGGTCATCCCGGCCATGCCCGCGGCGGGGGGGAAGATCCTCTTCCTGGAGGGCACCTACACCGTGAATACGAACAGCAAACCGATGGTGCTGAATCAGGGGACCGTGGGGATCGAGATCGAGGGCATGGGCGCGGGCACCGTGTTCAAGCACGGCGCGAACTCCATTAACAGCAAGCTAATCCAGCTCTCCGGGAACAACTCCGGGGTCGTGATGGTCCGCCGGATCACCTTCGACAATACGGGAGTATCCGCCACGTCCTCCACCGGCATCGATAACTCAACCACCACCCCCCTGCAGGTGCAGGACTGCACATTCAAAGCTCTGTCATGGGGGATCTTTGGGTGGAATGCAGACATCTTCCGCTGCCGGTTCGTCTCGACGTCAGAGTATGGGGTCCACTCGGTCCGGGACACCTTCACGCTAATCAACTGCGCCTTCAGCTACTCAAATGCCTACCTCATCGAGGGGAACTCCGGTAACCACCGCATCCAGAGCTGCGACTTCACCGACATAGCAAAACTCTATATCGCCCGGGGTGTGGTCGTTGCCAGCAAATTCACGAACCGCGGGATCGAACAGCTAACCGGAGGGTCCGTAGGGCTCCACGTCCTCGGGTGTGAAGTCTCGGTCGTGAGCGGAGGCGCGGGCGATGCCCAGTGCGTCCTACTGGATGGGATCGGGGGGATCGTGGAAGGGAACACCCTAATTGTCCAAGAGGATGCCGATAAACCCTGCGTGAAGATCGCGGCTGGTGGGTCCGGGAACATGGTCCTCGGGAACAT